ACCACTGGCTGCGCAAGAAGTACCTCCTGCGGGCCGGTGAGCTGAACCTGCGGACCTGGCACTCCACGCTCGATGACAACCCGCACCTCGACCCGCGGTACGTCCGTGACCTCAAGAGCGAGTACGTCGGCCTCTGGTACAAGCGGTTTATCACCGGGGCGTGGGTACAGGCCGAAGGCGCCGTGTTCGACATGTTCGACGAGGACAAGCACGTCATCGCCGACCTGCCCGCCATCACCCGCTGGCTCGCCGTCGGCATCGACTACGGCACCACCAACGCGTTCGCCGCTGTCCTAGTCGGCTTCGGCGTCGATGGCCGGCTGTACGTGGCCCGGGAATGGCGGCACGACTCGAAGACCGCCCGCCGGCAGATGTCCCCATACGAGTACTCACAGGCCGTCCGGTCATGGCTGTCCGGCATCGACCTACCCGGCGGGGACAGGGGCGTCTCCCCCGAGTACGTGCTCGTCGACCCGGCCGCCGCCGACTTCCGCGTCCAGCTCGCCAAGGACGGCCTGCCGAACAAGCCGGGCAAGAACGAGGTGGTGGAGGGCATCCGCACCATGTCGTCGCTGCTGGCCCGCGACCGGCTGCGCATCCACCGGTCGTGCACCGGCCTCCTCGCCGAGCTTCCCGGATACTCCTGGGACGACAAGGCCGCCGAGCGGGGCCGCGACGAGCCGGTCAAGGCAGACGACCACTCGATCGACGCCACCCGGTACGCCATCCACACCACCCGGGCGATCTGGTGGCACCACCTCCGCCCCGACAACGCTGCCTGAGAGGGGGCACCCGCCGTGCCACTGCCCACCTCCTCCGACATGGCGTGGCCGCCGAAGTCACTGGCCCCGGTCTACAGCAAGCTCGACGAGTGGACGGCCTGGTACTCGGGTGAAACCGCCCGGCTCACCCGCGTCTACCAGGGCACCGACATGAGCCGTCCCCCGAACCGGCCCAGCCAGTACCGGGGCGGGCTCGTCGGCTGGATCGCCCGCACCTTCTGGGGCGAGCCCACTTCGGACGGGGAGCAGCGCGCCAAGCTTCATGTGCCGCTACCCTCCGACATCGCCCAGACGTCGGCGCGGCTGCTCTTCAGCGAGCCCCCCACCCTGAAGGCCAAGAACGCGGCCACCCAGAAGCGGCTGGACGAACTGGTCGACGACGGCGCCCATGCCACACTCCTCGCCGCTACAGAGACGGGCGCCGCGAAGGGCGGCGTCTACTTGCGCGTCGTCTGGGATAAGAGCATCCGGCCCCGGCCGTGGCTGTCCCGGGTCGATGCCACCGCGGCGGTGCCCGAGTGGCGGTGGGACACCCTCTGGGCGGTCACCTTCTGGCGAGTCCTGGAGGACGACGGGAACCGGGTGCTGCGGCACCTGGAGCGGCACGAGCTCGGCGCGATCCTCCACGGCCTGTACGAGGGCACCCCGGACCGTCTCGGTCGACAGGTGGACTTCGGCGCCCACCCAGACGTGGCGTGGCTGGCTGACGTCGCCCCCACCGGGCAGATCGACACTGGCCTGACCGACAGGCTCACCGCCGTCTACATCCCGAACATCACCCCGTCGCGGATCTGGGCCGACCTGCCGGCGGCGGTCAACCTGGGCCGCTCCGACTACGACGGTGTTGAGGGCTTCTTCGACGCCCTCGACGAAACGTGGACATCCCTGATGCGGGACCTGCGTCTCGCCCGCGCCCGACTGGTTGTGCCCGAGGAGTACCTCACCTCGCTCGGGCCCGGAAACGGCGCGACGTTCAACACGGCGCGGGAGCTGTTCACCCCTATCAAGACGATGGCCGACGACAGCTCCGGGTTGAACATCGAGCTGATCCAGCCGCTCATCCGGGTCGAGGAGCACCTCCGGATGGCCGCCGAGCAGGCCCGCATGATCGTGGAAACGACCGGCTACTCGGCGCAGTCCTTCGGCATGGCCGGCGGGCCGGCCGTCACCGCCACCGAGGTCACCGCCAGGGAGCGGGAGTCGTTCATCGGCCGCGACGCGAAGCTGCTGCACGTCAAACCGCGATTGCAGGAGATCACCGAGACGCTCCTCGCTGTGGACGCGGTGCTCTTTAACTCAGGTGTGGCCGTCGAAACCCCGGAGATCGACTTTGGGAGCACTGTCTCCCAGGACCCGGAGTCTCAGGCCCGGACGCTCCAGTTGCTGGATGCCGCAGGCGCGATCTCGACGTACCTGAAGGTAAAGGCGCTGCACCCGGACTGGGAGGAAACGGCGATCCGCGAGGAGGTGGACCGGATCAACGGCGACGCCCCACCGGTCGTGGACGTCGGCAGCAGCCTCGGCGCGCTCGCCGGCAACGAGCCGCCACCCGCCGACCCCGGCCACCAGGGCGACGGGCCGCCGATCCAGGAGTAGCCCATGGCCCTCACCGGCGACCAAATCGACGCCATCGCCCGCAACACCGTCGGCCTGTACCGGGCCGCCGAGCAGGCCATACTCCGCGAGGTCACCCGCAGGCTGGCCGCCGGCATGGACGCCTCCGACTGGACCGCCACACGGCTAGGGGCGCTCGGCACGCTACGGCGCACCATCGAGCGGATCCTCGCCGTGGTCGAGGCGGACGGATCGGAGCAGATCCGCGAGGCGCTCGCCCGCGCGTACCGCTCCGGACGGGCCGCAGCGACCACCGGCCTGCCGGCGGCACTTCTGCCCCGCGACCCGGACGCCGTCCGGGCGGCAGGGCTGGCCGCCGAGCAGGGCATCCGCGCCGCCGTGGTGGAGAACCTCGCCGCCGCGCTGCTCGACGACGTGGGGCAGCGGCACTCCAACGTGCTGCGGCACGTCCTCGACGTGTACCGGACGGTCGTCCAGCAGGCCACCGCCGTGTCGGTGGCGGGCGGGCAAACCCGCCGACAGGCATCGCAGTTCGCCTACCAGAGGTTCATAGACCAGGGCGTGGCCAGCTTCACCGACTCGCGCGGGCGGATGTGGCGGCTCTCCTCATACGCCGAGATGGCCGTCCGCACCGTCACCCAACGCGCCGCCGTCCAAGGCCAAACCGACCGGCTCCAGTCGATGGGCCTGGACCTGGTCATCGTGTCCAACAGCCCCCGCGAGTGCCCGCTCTGCCGGCCGTGGGAGGGCAAGGTGCTGTCCATCTCCGGGCGGCAGCGCGGCCGGGTTGAGCTGGCCAGCATGGTCGGCTTCGGCACCGTCAGCGTGGGCATCGCTGGCAGCGTCGACGAGGCGCGCGCCGACGGGCTGATGCACCCGAACTGCACGCACAGCCTGCGCGCGTACCTGCCCGGGGTGACGCGGCCCACCGGCAGGCTGGCCAACCCGAAGGGCTACGAGGCGAAGGACCGGCAGCGGGCCATCGAGCGGCAGATCCGCCGCTGGAAGGAACGCGAGGCGGGCGCGCTCGATGACGCCGGCAAGGCGACCGCGTCGGCGAAGGTCCGCCATTGGCAGGCCACCATACGCGACCACCTTGCCAAGCACCCCGAGCTGAAGCGGCTCCCGTATCGGGAGCAGATCGGCGCGGGCAACCGGCCCCGATAGACCCCGCTGCCTGGCGCAGCGGTCGACCGCACGGCCGGCCGGGCGCCGACCGTCGACACCCAGGAGACACCCACCGTGGAAACCGCCACCGCGACCCCCGAGGGCACCCAGACTGGCACCGAGCAGCAGCCGGCCACCACCGACCAGCAGCAGCCCGCCCAGCCGGCCGGCCAGGAGCCGAACGGCGAGCGGGTGGAAGACCTGCCCTCATGGGCGCAGAAGGTCCTCCGCGACGCCCGCCAGGGCGAGGCCAAGGCCCGCACCGAGGCCAAGGCGCAAGCCGCCACCGAAGCCGCCGAGCAGGCCCGCCAGGACCTGGCGCAGAAGCTGCTCGCCGTTCTCGACCCGAAGGCGGCCGACGGGAAGCAGGCCGACCCGGCGCAGCTCACCCAGCAGGTCACCAAGCTGGCCGACGCCAACCGTGATGTCACCATCGAGCTGGCCATCTGGAAGAACGCCAAAAACGCCGGCGCGAACCCTCAGGCGCTCACCGACAGCCGCTCCTTCATGAAGCGTGCGCACAAGCTCGACCCGACCGCCGACGACTTCGCCGCGAAGCTCCGCGACGCGATGAAGAAGGCGATCGACGAGAGCCCCCAGTACCGCGAGGCAGGCCAGGCGCCCGCGCGCAGCGGAGGCGAGTTCACCGGCGGGCCCGGTGGAGATGCCGTCACCCCGGAGCAGTTCAAGCGGATGAGCGTCGCTCAGAGGCAGGAGCTGTTCCAGCGGGACCCCACCACGTACCGCAAGCTCGCGGGCCGGTAGCCCGCCTCACTGATCCAGGAGCCCCACCGTGGCACTCACCGACTCCACCAAGCTGTACTCCCCGGAAGTCTGGGAGGACATGGCCCAGGCCGAGTTCACCGGCAAGGTCGTCGTCGCCAACGCCGCCCTATCCGACGACACCCTCGTCGGCAACCCGGGCAACACCGTCGACTTCCCAAAGTGGGATGCGCTCGGCGAGCTGGACGACCTCACCGAAGGCGTCGCCATGACCACCGAAGCGCTGACCCAGTCAGCGACCAAGGCCACCATCAAGGAGGCCGGCAAGGCGGTCGAGATCACCGACAATGCCATGTTGACCGGCCTCGGTGACCCGCAGGGCGAGGCGATCCGGCAGTTCGGTGTCCTCGCCGCCCGCAAGGTCGACGCTGACCTCATCGCCGCGGCCACCGCGACAGTGTCCAACGGTGTCACCCGCCCGGACGGCAGCATCGTCGGGGACTCGGCGCCGCTGACCAACACCCTCACCACCGGCAACACGGTCCTGACCTGGGATCACATCGTCGACTCGATCGCCCAGTTCGGCGACGACTTCGACCTGGCCGACGTGTGGGGCATGTTCGTCCGCTCGGACGCCATCTCCGCCCTTCACAAGGACGACCAGTTCATCTCGGCCTCCCAGGCGCAGAGCGGCAACAACATCGTGCTGCGCGGCTTCCTCGGCCAAATCGGCGGCATGCCGGTCTACGTCACTGACCGGCTCGCCGCCCGAACCTCGCTGATCGTCAAACGCAACTCGCTCGGCGTGCTGTGGAAGCGCCGGCCGATCGTCGAGCAGGACCGGGACATCCTGAAGCGCTCCAACGTGGTGGCCACGAACCTCCACTACGCGGTGAAGCGCCTCAACGACAAGGGCGTCGTGGTCATCACGACGTCGGCGTCCTGATGGGTGTAGGGATGCTCCGCCGCTATCACACGCGGGCGCCGAAGCACGTCAACGAGCCCGGAGGCGTCGAGGCCGCTTCGAAGGCCCAGGCACTCACCGAGACGCCGGCCGGGAACGCTTCCGCCGAGCAGTGGCGCACGTACGCCGTCGAGCAGCGGGGGGCGGACCCGGCGCAGGTCGCCGGCATGAAGCGCGACGAGCTGCGCGAGCAGTACGGGCCGGGCCCCGAGTGAGGAGGGCAGCAGCGTGGCGCACGCAACCGAGGCAGAGTTGACCGCCTACCCGGTGACGGTGCCGACCGGCGCGTCCGCCGCGCTGCTGCTCACCCGCGCCTCGCGGGACGTCGACCGGGCGCTACTCACCGCCACCTACGACACCGATACGAACGGGAGCCCGACGGACGCGGGCGTGATCGCCGCCCTACGCGACGCCACGTGTGAGCAGGTCGCCGGGATGATCGCCGCCGGTGACCTGACCGGCACCGGCGCGATGCCCCCAACCGCGAGCTTCAGCATCGGCAGGGTCAGCGTGGTGCGTGGTGGGCAGGGTGGCGGCGGATCCAGCCAACAAGCTAGCAAGATCAACGGCCTGTGGCCGCAGGCATGGCAGGCACTCCAAGCCGCCGGACTCACCGGGCACGGACCACAGGAGCCCTGGCATGGACTGGACTGAATTCGTCGCCGTTCACATCCCCACCCCGGCCACGGTCAGCGTGCAGGCGTACGAGGGATCCGGCGCCTACGGCGACGTGTTCGCCGACCCGGCCGACGTGACGCCGTGCGTGGTGGAGCAGACCCGCCGCCTGGTGCGGGTGCAAACCCAGGACGCCACCGGCACCGAACAGGTCAGCTCCACCACCGTCTACTGCCCACCGGGCACCACCTGCCCGCCCGGCTCCCGGGTCACCTGGGCTGGGCGCACGTCGCGGGTGCTGGCCCGGTCGGACATCTCCGCACACGGCCTCGACCTGCCGGAGCACGTCGAACTGTCCCTGGAGTAACCGGTGGCTGAGGAATTCCGGCTGGAGTGGGACGGAGACAGGGTGCTCGCCGCGCTGTCCGACGCGGGCATGGACGGCCTGGAGGTGGCCGCCGAACACCTACTCCAGGAGTCCTCAACCCTCGTCCCACACGAGGAAGGCGACCTGGAACGCTCCGGCGAGGTATCCAGCGACCCCGGCTCCGGCACCGTCGCCGTGTCCTACGACAGGCCATACGCCATCCGTCAGCACGAGGACATGACGCTGCGGCACGACGACGGCCGCCAAGCCAAGTACCTGGAGCAACCGATGACAACGGAGCGGGACGTGATGCTCGCCCTCATCGCCCACGCAACGCACAAGCCCCTGAAGGGATGACATGGCACTCGGTGACGGCTGGACCTCCCGACTCCTGACCGGCATCGCCGAGCTAACCCACACTGGTGGCGCCGGAACCTGGCGGACATCCGGCGCCTACACGGCCGGCGAGACAGCAATCGTCATCCGCGCCATCCCGCAGCACCCGGACCGGCTGATCACCCTCACCGCCTACCCACTCGGCGACGACCTGCCCGGAATGGCCGACCACACGATCGGCGTGCAGGTGCGCTGCCGGGGACTACCCGATGACCCGCGCGACGTCGAGGACATCGCCGACGCCGTGTACGAGCTGCTCGACAGCCTCGGCCGGACCACCATCGGTACGGTGCAGGTCGTGGACGTGACCCGCCGCAACCACACCTCCCTCGGCCAGGACACCAACCGCCGGTGGGAGTCGTCCAGCAACTACTACGTCGAGGCGATGCGCCCGACGCTCAATCGCACCGACTGACGAAAGGCAGGGCCGCGTCATGGCGACCACCCCGACCACCCGGGTCACCGAGCTGGCCCGCACCCACCGACTCGACATCGACACCGCCACCTACCCGACTGTCACGTATCAGCAGCTCATGGGCGTCGAGGAGGTCAAGCTCCTCGAGGAGCTGCGCACCGAGGACGACGAGGTCTACGACGACAGCGGGGCGATGCGGGAGGAGGTCACGGGCTACGCCTGGCGCATCGAAGTCAAGATCGCCTGGTCGACCAACCTCGCCGGCACCGCCATCGACGCCGTGCAAGCGTTCCTCCGCACCCAGTTCAAAGCGCTGCGCACCACCTCCGCCGGGGGCGCCGAGTTCGGAATCCGCTGGTACAACCGGGTGGGACTCGACGACGGCAACTCCCACGAGGGCCGCGTCTACGTCAAGTCATGGGCACCCAGCGGCGGCAAGGGCCGCGAAACCATCGACATCGTGCTCCAAGGGCAGGGCCAGATCACCGACATCCCCAACCCCGCCGGCTCCCTCATCCCAACGGTCACCAGCATCTTCCCGACCTCCGGGTCAACGGCCGGATCCGACCAGGTCGTAGACATCTACGGGCAGCACTACCGGCCCAACGGCGTCACCGACGTGACCGCAGTCGACTTCGGCGCGAACCCAGCTGTCAGCTTCACGGTCGTCAATGACTCGCACGTTGTGGCGATCCCGCCCGCCGGCCTCGCCGGTACCGTCCAGGTCCAGGTCACCACCACAGCCGGGGCCAGCACGGACACGGCCACCGACGACTACACCTACGCCTGATGGGCACCCGCCTTCACGACCTCGACGTCTACTGGTCGCCAGGGCTCACGCTGACGGTCAAGGGCCGCGAGTACACGCTGCCGTTGCCCTCAGCCGAGCTGGGCCTGTGGTGCCGCCGC